ACCCAGGAAGATGGAGACGCCTGGAAACGGCTGGTGGACAGGGCGGATCAGATTAACGATGCCTATCGCCTTCCAGTGGTGAAACAGCTGTTGATAGAGACGGTTGGCCAGCTGGAGAAGATATCGAGAAAAAGAGGTGGATATAAGTGAGCATTGACGTAGCCTTAATGATTCAAAAACAGGGCACGGCTATTGGAAACAGGGGGAAAAAGCGGCTTCCAGTGAAGGAAGTCTGCTGTTCAGAATGCGGCGGAAAAATCCTGTCAGATAATACTGTGGGTATAGAGTACGTCGAAACAAAACGGGGCACAAAGTTGTTTTTCCACAGCAGGTGCCTGGAAAGGATGAGAAATGACTAACGGAGATTGGATCAGAAGTTTGACAGACGAGGAACTGGAGAAGCATATCATACACCCGTGCCATAATTTTAGCTGCGGGGAATGCCCAATGAAAAACGGGCGTGGAAAATGCGTAGCGGAAGCGGGCCAAGCGATAGCAATGGAATGGCTGGAAAGTGAGTATGAAAGATGATTAATCAGGAATTGATGAAAGAGATTAGGGCAGACAGGAAGAAGCGAAGACGGGAAGCCTTTGAGCGGATCAGGCAGGGGGAACCACTGAAAGCCCCATTGTGGAAGGAAGACCGGATAGAAGGGTACGCCTTCTGTTGTCCGGACTGCAAGCGGGCTATATGGGACAGCGGAACGTGTAAGTGCGGCACACAGATATGTTTTGATCTGCCGCATGTCTATTATACTGGCAGGATTAAGTGGGAGTAAGGAGGAAAAAGGATGAAAGATATGCGTAAAACGATTAAGGAGCTTGGCGCGCTGGAGAAAATCTGTCGGAATAACGCCATCGAGCAGAGAGAAAGAGGGTACCCCTGGGGCAGTTTTTGTGAAACGATAAAAGCGGCAATAGCAGCCTTGGAAGAAACCGGGAGGCATGGATCGGACAAATGGACTCCTATTGAGAGCGGCCTGCCAGGCGAGAATATCGACGTGCAGGTGACAGTGCAGGATGTGGAGTACGACGGGAATGTATACCAATCTATTGACTGTATTATAGATAATGGGGACGGGCCGTTTTGGGCAGAGCATCATGGGGCATGGGACCGGGTGCTGGCCTGGGCCCCGATGCTGCCGGTGTATGTGCCGGATGACAGAAGGGAGGAATAGGAATGCCAAGAAAGAATGTTACATACGCCTGCGAAATCTGCGGTCGCGAATACGTGAAACTGGAGGCGGCTGTAACATGTGAGCAGCTGCATAAAATTCCAGAAAAGGTACGTGTATCAAAGTATAACCCGAATGACCGGAAATGCCGGTTCCCGGAATCGGTAATTGTGGATTTTACCGACGGGACATCCTGCAGGTATTACAGGGGGCCGATGCACCAGGAGGATTGAGGATAGATTTTAGCAAAGGAGGCTGATAAAGTGGCGTATAAAACGAGTGTAGAAGAACAGAAGGAATTTGAATACGAGTTTTTTAACAGCACAGTTAAGTTTATTGAAGATAACTTTAAAGATAATGTTTTAAACTGTATTGGCGGAAAATACATATGGGTTTTGTTAGACGGAATGTATGATTGTTCACGGTTTACAAACACGACGGTTTCCGACGTGAGAGCTGTATGTGGAGAAATAAATATAGATTGTATTACAAATTTTTCACAAGAAGCAGGTAATATTTTGTTGTATTCGTTAAGAGAACCGTCTAAGAAATCTTTTAGAGGAAAAATAAAATATACGCCCAAAGGTACGATTTCAATGTCGTGGAAAATATTGGCAAGGGAGAAAAATGGGAAAAGCACCGCCCTGGGAGAACAGAATGTCCCAATTCTGCAAAATGAAAAACTATTACAAGATTGTTGTAAGCTGTTTTTTGAAAATGATGTGGAAAAAGAATGTTACGAATATGTGGAACAATTCGCCTTTAAGTTTTTAAATGCAGATAAGCGGATTTCGTGTTCTGGAGCAAACGACATAAGTGAAACATATCGAAAATGGATTCTATGGCACAGTAAAAACATTCAAAGGATTATATCGTTGTATTTCACACTGGAAAATTCTTGGGGAGTGTGTCTTTACCATGGAGGCAACTGCTTCATATTTCCAATGAAACGTGAGTATATTCAAAAAATATTTAGAAACAGGGATAAAGAGGATGGGCGGAGGCGCGTGATTGCCTCAGTGGTAAAAGATTACACTCGAAAAAACGGAACGAACGTTGATGGACATTTAAGGTCGAAAACTGATTTTACTATGGATGGGAGGCGGTACAAGATATTTGTCGGAGCAGAAGATTTAGATAGGATATTTCCGAATACAGACAAATCAAGAAAAAGAATGAAGAAATGGATTGATAGTGCCAGGGATGATGGAAAATACACTTATTATAGACGGGATAAAAAAAAGAAGGAGGCTAATGTCGATGGGAAAAGCAGAAAACGAGGCAAAGAAAGAATTTCTCTGGAGTTACCGGGATTCTGTGCGGCGGCTGGAGAGGATAAGCGCCGAGATAGAGGAAATACAGGCTATGAGAATGGGGGTGTCTGCGGGAACTGGCGGGACTGGCCGCAGGGGATGGAAGAATGACCTGTCGGCATATGCCGCCCAGCTGGACAGCCTGGAGAGGGGGCTGGATGAAGAATGGAAGACCAAGGTCTGCCGGTTCAAGGAGATTCTGGACGCAATAAACAGTCTGGAGACATCCCAGGAACAAGATGTGCTGTTCTACCGATACATAAAGGGACTGGCCTGGTGGGAGGTTGCAGAGAAGATGAATTATTCAGACAGGTGGGTAAAAAAGCTCCATGGACGTGCTTTGATGCGTTTAAAATTATCAAAGAGTTCCTAGAAGTTCCCTCTAACATGTGATATTATGGTAGCATGAATTTAAAAGACAAGGCAGAAAAGCAGTGCAGAAGCGGCTTTTCTGCCTTGTTTTATGCAGTACACCCAAAACGACAGAGAGGAGGTGGCGGCGGTGCCGAGGAAACCGGATGAGCGGATCACCCAGGCCGAGGCCATGTACCGCGAAGGTGCAAAGTTAATCGACATAGCCAGACAGCTGGGACTGCCGGAAGGCACAGTCCGCCGCTGGAAGTGTACCCACAAGTGGGATGGCGAACGCTCGGATAAGAAAAGCGAACGTTCGGTAAAAAGGAAAAGAGGCGCACAGCCGGGGAATCACAACGCCACCGGTCCGCCCGGAAATAAAAATGCTGAGAAGTATGGATTTTTCAGCAAGTATCTCCCTGAAGAAACCAGGGAGATTTTTTCTGCCATCGAACACGCGGACCCGCTGGATCTGCTGTGGCACCAGGTACAGATCGCTTACACGGCCATCATCCGGGCCCAGCAGATCGCCTACGTGAAAAACCAGCAGGACAAGACGGTGGAAAAGGTGGAGGAAAAAACCGGAAACGTCATAGGTGAAAAGTGGGAAGTACAGCAGGCATGGGACAAGCAGAACGAATTTATGAAATCCCAGGCCCGCGCCCAGAGTGAATTCCGTTCCCTGCTGAAGCAGTACGATGAGATGCTGCACAAAAACTGGGAGCTGGCATCTGAGGAGCAGAAGACACGGATTGATGTTATGAGGGCCAAGGCACAGCTGGATGACGGCACAGCGGCGGCTGACGACGGATTCCTGGAGGCTCTGGCGGGCACAGCGGCGCAGGATTGGGCAGATGAAGAAAAAGATACAGATATTTAAGTTCCAGCCCTTTTCCAAAAAGCAGCGGAAAATACTAAACTGGTGGTGTCCCCAGTCTCCCGTGAAGGATATGGACGGCATCATCGCAGACGGGGCTATCCGGTCAGGCAAGACAGTGAGCATGTCCCTGTCATTTGTGATGTGGGCCATGTCCAGCTTCCAGAACCAGAACTTCGCCATGTGCGGCAAGACAATAGGTTCTTTTAGGAGAAATGTACTGACAGGGCTGAAGCTGATGCTGAAGTCCAGGGGGTATTCTGTTGTGGACCACCGGGCAGACAACCTTGTGGTGGTGTCCCGCGGGGGCATAGAAAACAACTTTTACATATTCGGCGGCAAAGACGAGAGCTCACAGGACCTTATCCAGGGGATCACCCTGGCCGGGGTCTTTTTTGATGAAGTGGCCCTGATGCCCGAGTCTTTTGTGAACCAGGCAACAGGCCGGTGCTCTGTGGACGGCTCCAAGTTCTGGTTTAATTGTAATCCTGACGGGCCCTATCACTGGTTCAAGGTCAACTGGATGGAAAAATCCACCGGCTATCTGGGAAAAGCGGAATCAGCCAGAAAAAGAAAGAAGGGTGAGGCATTAAAGGATATGCTTTACCTGCATTTCACTATGGATGACAACCTGAGCCTGTCGGAAAAGATTAAAGCCAGATACCGGGGCATGTACACCGGCGTCTTCTACCAGCGGTATATTGAGGGCCTGTGGTGTATGGCTGAGGGTATCATCTACGATATGTTCAGCGAAGCACGTCACGTAAAGAAGATTAGTGAGTTTAACGACCTTCTGCTGGATAAAGGCAGATTTGTAAGCTGTGACTACGGGACGCAGAACGCTACCGTATTTCTGCTGTGGAATAAGGGCGCAGACGGGAAATGGTACTGCATCCGGGAGTATTACTACTCAGGCCGGGACAAACACAAGCAGAAAACCGACGCGGATTATGCAGATGATCTTGTGGGATGGCTGGATGGGGTAAAAATAAAAGCGGTTATTGTGGACCCTTCAGCGGCGTCCTTTATTGCGGAGCTTAGGAAGCGGGGCATCCGGGTTATCAAGGCAAAAAATGATGTGGCAGACGGCATCCGTCTGACTGGTACAAAATTAAACCTGGACCAGATTGTGTTTGCTTCCACCTGCAGAAATACCATCAAAGAGTTTGTATCTTACATCTGGGATGCCAAAGCGGCTGACAGAGGAGAGGATAAACCGTTGAAAGAGCATGATCACGCGATGGACGCCGTGAGATACTTTGTCTACACCATACTTGGACGAAACACAGCCAGAATGACGAAAAGAGGTGCTTAACATGCCTATATTTACCATGCCGGAGGATAATTTCGACGAATTAAACCTTGACAAGCAGGCTGTCCGGCATCTGATTTTAAAACACCGGCGCCATGTACAGCGGCTGGAAACGCTGGAAAACTACTATGCCGGGAAGCACAAGATACTGGATGAAACCCGGGAAAATAAGCTGGTGTGCAATCACGCAAAGGACATTGCAGACACTGCCAGCTCGTACTTCATCGGCAATCCGGTAACCTATAAAAGCAAGGACGACATCACCGCCCTGACTGACGCACTGGAAACCTCCGGAGCTGATGAGGCAGACGGGGACAACGGCCTTGACCTGTCCATTTATGGCAGAGCCTATGAGTATATCTACACCAAAGAAGAAGACACCGAACTGGAGATTAAAAACCTCAGCCCCAAAAACAGTTTTCTGGTCTATGGCAACAGCATTGAAGAAAATGAGCTTTTCGGAGTCTATTACCACGCGAAATTAGACTCTGCAGACAAAGTATCTCCTGTGTACGAGGCAACGATTCTGACGCAGAATTATAAGTATGCCGTGGATATCCAGGACATTGACGGGCCCCAGGGCATCATAGAGGGGCCTGTGCCCCATTTCAAAGGGGAAATCCCGCTGGTGGAGTACCTGAACAATAAGCTGGCCATCGGTGACTATGAGCTCCAGATTCCGCTGATTGATGCATACAATGCGTTGATGTCAGACCGTGTAACCGATAAAGAGCAGTTCATTGACGCTATCCTTGCCATTTACGGGACACTGCTGGCCGATGAAGATGAGACGGAGGACGGGAAAAGCGGTGAAGAAGAGCATAAAGGAATCAAAGCGGCAATGGAAAAGCTGAGGCAGGACAAAGTGCTTGAAATGCCTGATTCTTCGAAAGCCGAGTACCTGACCCGGACATTTGACGAAACCGGTGTGGAAATCCTGAAAAAAGCCATAGAACAGGATATCCACAAATTCAGCCACATCCCCTGCATGACTGATGAGTCATTCGGCGGTAATGTCTCCGGCGTGGCCATGGAGTTTAAGCTGCTGGGGATGGAGAATATCACGAAGATAAAGACCCGGTACTACAAAAAGGGCCTGAGAAAACGCCTCCGCATCTTCGCCAATTTCCTCAGCAATAAAGGAATACAGGTGGATGTGTCCGGAATCACCCCCACATTTACCCGGGCCATGCCCAAGAACCTGCTGGAGATCAGCCAGATCGTGGCCAACCTGTGGGGCAAAGTCGGGAAGAAAACCCTCCTGTCCCAGATCCCCTTTGTGGAGGACCCGGACGAAGAACTGGTGACGGTAGAGCGGGAAGCCCAGGAAGCGGCAGAACAGCAGCAGAAAATGTTCGGCCTCCATCAGAATACCCCGCCTGATGAGGAGGAAGATGATGACATAAAGCCAAAGAAGGAAGAAAAAGAAGATAAGGATGAATAAAGAATCCTATTGGGAACGCAGGCAGGAACAGAACATGTACGAATACATGGAGGATGCGGACAAGACAGCAGACCAGATTTCCGTTCTGTACCTGAAATCCTCCCAGCATATAAACAAAAGCCTGGACAAAATATTTGAGCGATACCGCACCATACACAGGCTGAGTGAAACAGAGGCCTTAAACCTGCTGAATACCATGCAGGATAAAACGTCCCTGGCAGAACTGCGCCGGAGTCTGAAAGAGGGGGACGGGGATAAAAAGGAGCTTGTGGCCATGCTGGAGGCCCCTGCTTATGCCGCCAGAATGGAGCGGCTGGAACATCTTATGGGGCAGATAGACCAGATAATGACAGAAATCTACCTTCAGGAAAAGCAAATCAGTACGTCCCACTACATAGAACTGGCGCAGAAGTCTTACTATCACACAGTATTCGACGTCCAGCAGAGGGTAAACGCGGCCTTCAGCTTCAGCGCGGCTGACACCAAAACCATTGACCGGGCTCTGCATTCAAAATGGTCCGGAAAAAATTACTCAGAGAGAATCTGGGGAAACACCCAGGTGCTGGCGGACCGGGTGAAGGAAGAGCTGCTGGTGAACCTGCTGACCGGGCGGACAAACCGGGAAGCGGCGGAAATCATTGAGAAGGAATTTGCCAAGGGAGCCGCCAATGCCCGCCGTCTGGTGTGGACAGAAAGCGCCCAGATGGGCAAAGAGCTGAATTTTAAAGCTTACGAGGAGATGAAGGTTGAGAAATACCGCTATCTGGCCACGCTGGACTTGAAAACCTGTGAGAAGTGCTGCAGGCCCCTGGACAGGAAGGTCTTTCCCGTTAAGGACCGCCAGGACGGCGTAAACTGCCCGCCTATGCATCCCTGGTGCCGCTGTACAACCGTTGGCGTGGTATCGGAGGAACTGGAGGCAAATCTGAAACGCCGGGCACGTGATCCCATCACTGGCAAGGGGATGCTGGTGCCCATGACTATGGCTTACCAGGAATGGTACGACAAGTATGTAAAGAGCAATCCGGATGCAGAGTTTAAGGAAAAGAAAGTGAAGGCTTTTTCTGCTGATAAAGCCCAGTATGAGAAATATAAAAAGGCTCTGGGACGGGAGAATGTCCCCAAAACGCTGGACGCCTTCCAGAATGCAAAACATAGAAAGACAGAAGAATACGGTATCCTAAAAGCGCAGGTAAAAGGGATGTCTTATTACAATAAAGCCGTGGCGAAAGAGCCGGAAATAACCGCCCATGTAAAAGCAGCGGCTTTTGATGCCGGGATGAAAACGGAGGGGCTGGAATACCGCATAAAAGCAAAAGACTCTTTCCTGAGAAAAATCGCGGGCAGATATGATCCGAATGGGAATACCTATGAAGTAAAAGATATTCTGAGATATACCTATACAGCGCCTCCGGATAAACTTGCCGCTAAAATCAGCACTTCTATTGAAACGCATGAAAAGTCAGGATATAATACAGTTGAAGTGAAAAACTACTGGCTGGATAAAAACAATCCCTATAACGGGGTAAATACAGTCGTAAAAGCCCCAAACGGCCAGAAATTTGAACTGCAGTACCACACCCCGGAAAGTTTTAATGTCAAGAACGGTGAGATGCACAAATTGTATGAAAAACACAGGAGCCTGACTGATGGACAGAGTGCAGAGGGAGCAGCGCTGGAAGATAAGATGTTTGAAATTTCCGATGCTATGGAAATTCCAAAAGGAATAGAGGTGATAAAAAATGCCAGACGATAAAAAAAGATATTTTAGGCTGACTGACCGCGAAAATAGAGGGACTATCTTAAAACAGATTGGGAGAAAATTTTATCAGTTCAAGGACAGTGAGTGGGTAAGAACCGGGCTCTGGCTCAGGTATTTTTATCCAGATGCGGATGCTCCTGAATTCGAATGCTATGAAGAAATTACAGAAAAAGAGGCGGTGGACCAACTTGGCATACGATAACATTGACTATACAGCGGATCACTACTGCCCCGCTTATGGGCGGGTTGTAAGCGTGGATTTATGCTATGATTCCCTGTGCTGTCTGACTGGACAGTTCAAACATATTCAACACGAGAGCTTGCGGAAATAGAAGATATGGAGGCCGCAAGGAAAATATGCAGGGAATGCAGATACAGTGAATTGTGAGGGGAAAAATGAAAATCAAGGTAAAAGAACGTTTCGTGGACAGAATTACCAAAGAGATGAGGGAAGCCGGACAAGTTTATGAGTATCCGAAAAAGCGCGCGGATGAACTCATCAAGGGAGGATATGCGGAGCCGGCAGAGAATGAAAAAACAGCATAGAACTAACCACAAGGGCCTTTTCGGGGGCTCTTATTTTATGCTCCGAAACGAGGGTAAACTAGAAAGGAGAAGCCTATGAAATACAGAGATTTATTCCTGTTCCCCATGAACCTGCAGCTGTTTGCAGATGGAGGAGAAGGTGGAGACGGCGGCGGAGAGCCGGGAGGATCAGGGGGCGAACAAGGCGGTGACGGCGGTACCGGAGGGGATGGAGGCACCGGCGGGGAAGGCTCCCAGGGGGAAGGCGGACAGAAAGGGGAACCCCAGACCTTTGACAGTTTCCTGAGAGAGGGAGAAAACCAGAAAGAGTTTGACCGGAGAATCCAGGAGGCCGTCAATACTGCTGTGACAGCCGCCCAGGAAAAGTGGCAGATTCTGGCGGATGACCGGGTATCTGAGGCGGAGAAGCTGGCCAAGATGACCGACGGCGAAAAAGCCCAGTACCTCCAGCAGAAGCGGGAAAAAGAGTTGGAAGACCGGGAGGCCGCTGTCACGAGAAAAGAGCTTATGGCGGACGCAAAGAACACCCTGGCGGAGAAAAAACTGCCTGTGGGGCTGGCTGAAGTGCTCAACTATGCGGATAAAGATACCTGCAGTAAATCCATCGAAGCGGTAGAAAAAGCCTTCCAGGAGATGGTAGAAGCTGCGGTGAATGAGCGGCTGAAAGGAGATAAACCGCCGAGAAAACCAGGGGACGATGACAAGACACTGCAGCAGCAGGTGGAAGCCGCCATGGGCCTGAGATAAGAGAGGAGGGAAGATAAATGCCTATCAATACATTAGCAACAGCGACACAGTTTATGAACACGTTGGATAAGATTGCTGTCCAGGACGCCGTAACCGGCTGGATGGATGCCAACGCCGGGCAGGTGATTTACCGGGGAGGAAAAGAAGTAAAGATTCCCAAGCTGTCCGTACAGGGCATGGGGGAATATGACCGGGACGACGGCTACAAACAGGGAAGCATCACCATGGAATACGAGACCCGCACAATGACACAGGACCGGGGCCGGAAATTCCAGCTGGACCCTGTTGACATTGACGAGACCAACTTTGTGGCAACAGCCGGAGCGGTGATGGGCGAATTCCAGCGGGTGCATGTGATCCCGGAAATTGACGCCTACCGGATTTCCAAGGTGGCCACAGAGACCATTGCCGCCAAGAAAGCGGGGATGGTTTCCTACGGCTATATGCCGGGGGCAACCGGCACCTCTGCCCTGCGGAAGTTTAAAGAGGGCATTAAAGCCATCCGGGAGATTGGCTACAACGGTCCGCTGGTGATCCACGCAACACCGGATATGATTATGGAATACGAGCTGGAGATTGCCGGGAAGATTACAGCGGCCACTTTCTCCCAGGGAGGCATCAATACCCAGGTACCCTCCATCGACGGGGTGCCCATCATCTCCACTCCAGCAAACAGGATGTACACCGCCATTACCGTCTATGACGGTACCACAGAGGGGCAGAAACAGGGGGGCTATGTAAAAGGTGCTACAGCTTTGAACATCAACTTTATGATCCTGCTGAGGACAACGCCCATCGCCCTGACCAAACAGGACATTATGCGGATTTTTGACCCCACGGTGAACCAGAAACTGAATGCCTGGCAGATGGATTACAGGCGCTTCCACGACATCTGGGTGCTGGACAACAAGCTGGATTCCATTTACATCAGCATCAAAGACGCGGAACCGTCGGCATAATACAGGAGGTGAAAATGCATGAGGCTGAAAAGGGGAAATGTAGAAAGAATTGTGGAATCAGAACAGCTGGCGCAGAAACTTTTACTGGACGGGTACGCGAAAATCGACAGCCCCGCCGGGCAGGAAGAACCAGCAGGGGGAAGGCCTGATAAGCCGCTGGAGGAGATGACTGTGGACCAGCTGAGGGCCCTGGCAAAAGAAAGAGGGATCGGCGGTTATTACAGCCTGGCGAAACAGGACCTTCTGGAGCTGTTGAAGGAGGCAGTCTAAATGTATGAACAGGCGGAAATCGACAAACTGAAACTGCTGACAGGGGAAAAGAATGAGGAGCTGCTTTCCCTCCTGCTGGATGAGGCAGAAGCCTTTGTGCTGGCGTACACCAACAGGACCCGTCTGGTGCCGGGCTTAAAAAAGCCGGTCCGTGACCTGGCCGTCATCGCCTTAAACCGGATGGGGACAGAAGGGGAAACCGGGCGCAGTGAGGCAGGGGAGAGCTATTCTTTCAATGATGCGCCAAAACAGATTTATGACACAATGAACCGGTACCGGTTAGCAAGGGTGGGCGGACATGCGCATGAAAAGAAGCAGGGTTAAAGAATATTTCTGCCGGAAAGCGGTTCCGGTGAAAGACAGGGAGGGCGGTACCAGTCTGGAGTACCAGCCCTCCGCTGCTTTTACCGGGGAAGTCTGGCCGGCAGGCGGGAAGATACAGGCAGAGCAGTATGGAAACCGCCTGAAATATATCCGTAACGTGAAAATCCAGGGGAACTATGAGACGGTGCCGGATGAAAAGGGGCGGCTGCATTATGTGTTTCCGGAAACCGGGCTGGACGTCATGGAAGGTGACGGGCTCTGCCTGCACGTGCCGGGGGATGCACCGCCGGATTACCGGGTGATATCCATCAGGCCGTACATTCCGCTGAGGCTGGAGGCAGAAGCACTGGCTGCGGCCTCAGGCACAGGAAATGGAGGAATCCGAATGGGGTGAAGAACGGGGACGAACTGATAAAAAAATTAAATGCCTTGGAAGACAGCGCGTTTGCGGATGACCTGATGATGGCGGTAAATGACTGCATCACGCTGGTGCAGATGTCAGCTAAAAACTTATGCCCGACGCATCACGGGGAGCTGAAAAACAGCATCCACATAATGACTGAGGAAAAGGATGACCAAATCGCTGCGGCCTGCTACACGGATAAAGAATATGCTGTGTATGTGGAGTTTGGCACCGGGCCTGTTGGGCAGGCGAACCATAACGGCATTGCGCCTGATATCCCTGTGGCTTATGGCCAGTCCGGCTGGATGATCCCTGGGGACGCGATGACCCGGTACGAGGCGGAGGAATATGGCCTGGGAGTGGTTGAGGATAAAGACGGGGAGCCCATCGGTTATCTGACAAACGGCCAGGCGGCACAGCCGTACATGTACCCGGCGTTAAAGGACAGTGAAGATGAGATTGTAAAGCGCCTGGGCGAAGCAGTGAAACTCAGCTTTGAAAGGAAAAAGCTATGAAAAATATCAAAGACAAAATCTATGATGCGCTATGCGCGGTGATTCACAATGTGTCGGATACATACCCAGCAGACTGGGCGGACCTTCCAGCCATCCAGCTGACAGAGGAAAATAACGCGGTCTGCGAAAGCACAAATACCAGCATAGAGGAAAAGGCGAAGGTGCGTTATCGGATTGACATCTGGCACAATAAGTCCACGTCTGAGACGGCCTTGGTTGTGGATCAGGCGGTATCAGCGCTGGGGCTGGCGGGTACGGCCTGTATGGACGCACGGGAGCCGGGACAGCTGAAGCACAAGGTCATGCGGTATGAAGGCATCATATGCATGGACAGCGGCGACGTTTATTGGCCGTAAAGAAAGAAGGTGAAAGAATATGTTAGCCAATGGAGCAACACTGGGGTACAAGGAAAAAGGAGCCACAGAGGATTTTAAAGACCTTCTCGGGCTGAAAGAGATTCCGAATATCGGGGTGGAGCCGGAAAAGGTAGACAATACCTGCTTGACAGACCCCCACAAGATGTATGAAGCAGGAATTGGGGACCTGCCTGATATGGTGTACAAGTTTAAGTACGACAACACCCAGGCGGATTCCCCGTACCGGCTCATGCGTAAGGCGCAGGAGGCAGGAAAGGTGCTGTCCTTTAAGGAGACCATGAAAGACGGCACTGCCACGGAATTTGACGCAGAAATCAGTGTAAAGCGCACCGGGGGCGGCGTCAACGGGGTAATCGACTTTGAACTTACCGTATTTGTACAGAGCGATCTGGTCATTACAGACCCGGCATAAGAGGAGGAAAAAAGATGGAAATGTTTGAGGCAGGATTAGACAGTGAGCTGGAAATCACAGAAGAACTGGACAACGCAGAAGGGCTGGGGGAGACACCCGCTGAGAAGAAGCCGAAAAGGAGGCCCTTCCATATCTGGACAGTAGGCGGAACCGGCTACAAGCTGAAGCTGACCACACGCATGATCGGCGCGCTGGAGAAGAAATACAGAACCAATGTAATGAATCTGGTCACGGCCGACGGAATGCCGCCTTTGTCCGTCATGCTGACGATTATCCAGGCCGCGGCATCCCCGTGGCACCACGGCTTCAATTACAAAAAGGCCGGGGAGTGTTATGACAGCTGGTGCACGGAAGGCGGGAACCAGATGGAACTGCTGTCTAAAGTAATTATGCCCACGCTGGCGGTGTCTGGTTTTTTTACGCAAGATCAAGCGGATTCGGTCATGAAGGATGTGGAGGACATGGACCTTCTGCTGTAGACAGCGGCTGGATGTCTGATATTATTGACGCCATGTACCCCGCCGCGCTGGAGGCGGGGATTACAATAGAACAATTCTGGGACCTGTCCATTATGGAAGTGCAGGATTTGATAAATGCCTATGCGCAGAGGCAGAAGACAGAATTGAAAAAGTCTATCCGGATGCAGTTTCTGCTGGCGTCGCTTATTCCACAGTACATACTAAGGGAAGAAAAAGACCCGGTTCCACAGCCATGGGATTATTACCCGGAGCTGTTTGAAGAAGAAAAAGAACTTTATGAAAAAGCAGCAGCTGAAAAAGAATTAGAGGAATTTAAGGAGCGGCGGCGCCAGTATGCCGCGGCCTTAAACAAACAGCGCCGGGGCCTATAGTCCCGGCTGATTTGATTGAAATGAGGCGGTGTAAATGGCAAAAGAACTGGAGCGTCTGCAGGTAACGATAGAAGCGGACCCGCGCAAGCTGAAACAGGGTGTAGGGGAAGCAAAAAGGTCCGTAAAAGAAATGATGGCTTCCATTACCCGGGACGTAGAAAAGATAAAAGATGTCATAGTCTCTATCAGCCAAAGCATTGAAAAAATAAAACTTCCCGCGAAAGATATCGGCGCTGGAAAAACTGCAGAACAGCTGAATAAGGTGAAAAAAGAGGCGGAAAAAACTGCAGAACAGTTAAGTAAGGTAAAATCTCCGCCTAAGCTGGATTTTACGATTACGAGGGCGGGCGAGACAGCCCAGACCCTGGATGAATTTAAAAACAGCCTGAAAGAAATGAGGGAACTCATTTCTGAAGGCTACAGGGGCGGAATTCTTGACAATCTGCAGAACGAGCTGGAAGAAGTAAAGGAGCGGTTTCCAGAAGCTGTGGACGTCATCCGCGAATACGAGAATGCGGTGAAAAAAGCCAGGGAACCAGCAGGGAAGAAAAAAACGCCTGCGAACGCGGCTCCTGAGCAATCCAGCCCTAAACAATCCGGCCCAGATGAAACCACAGCAACGCTCAACAATACAAAAGCCATGATTAAAAAGACGATTGCGGACATAAAAAGCGGAGCCCTGGGCGGCGCAATGGCAGACGGCATCAAAGATTACGTAAAAGAGGCGCAGATTGCAGCGGGGATAAAGGTTTATACGGATGATTACAAGCAGATATGCGCGGACGTTGAGCGGGCAGAAAGCTCCCTGGAACGTCTGAACCAGAAGCAGAGGGACCTGGCGGAGGGCGGTGTCAGCAGGGAAAGCCAGGAATGGAAAAACACCGCTGCACAGATTGCCGCCGCTGAAAGACAACTGGATGTCTATAAAGGTAAAAAGAACGTCATGAAATTTACCGGGCGCGACACCGAGTTTACTGGCGGGCTGGCAAACCAGAGCTGGACAAAAAGTGCGGGGGCCGCTTTATCGGCTGTCCCCAGCAAAGCGAAGGAAATCGGCAGCGCAGTGTCCCAGGTGGTCGGGCGGATACCAGTGATTGGCAGAGTGGCCAAAGAATCTTCCTACATTGCCTCAAAAGCATTTGGCGGCATGAGGGCCGTGCTGGGAAAAATAGCGCCTGTGGTCAAAAAGGCCGGAGGTGCTTTTGCTTCTTTCCTGCATAAGTTCTCGTCCGGTGCGCTGGGAAAAGCGACAAAAGCCGTCGCCTCCCTTGGTGGAAAAATCAAGTCCCTGATACCAGGGCTTAACAAGGCAAAGCAGGCCGGCGGCGGATTCGGCGGCCAGATGAAAGGCCTTGGCGGACTCCTCCGTACAGTGGGGACGTCGGCAAAATTTATGTTCGCCAGCTTTTTAATCCGCGGGGCACTAAACGGTGCCAAAGAAGGACTGCAGAACCTGGCCCGGTACTCAGGCAGCACAAACGCCAGCCTGTCCATGCTGATGTCCTCTTTGACTCAGCTGAAAAACGCACTTGCGGCGGCATTTGCCCCCATATTAGATACCGTGGCCCCAATTTTAAACGCTTTTATCCAGAAAATCATTTCTGTGGTGGACGCAGTAGGACAGCTGACGGCGGCGCTTACCGGAAAAAGCAGTTACACAAAAGCCAGGAAAGTACAGCAGGATTACGCGGCCAGTCTTTCCAGCAGTGCGGATAACGCAGAAGCGGCAGAAAAGGCCAATGAGAAATACCAGGCCTCCATCATGGGGTTTGACCAGATTAACAAGCTGGACGATGATTCTGGCTCTGATAGCAAGTCTGGCAAAGGCGGTCTATCCCCGTCGGATATGTTCACCGAGGCTCCTGTTGACGGAAAAATAAGCGGGTTCGCAGACAAGATCAAAGAAGCCTGGGAAAACGCGGACTTTACGGAAATCGGCTCCATCATCGGGAACAAGCTGAAGACAGCCCTGGAAGGCATCCCCTGGGAGGGCATCAAAGCACAGGCGTCTAAGATTGGAAAATCACTGGGGACACTGATTAACGGATTTGTGGAGGTGCCGGGACTGGGGTACACCATCGGGAACACTCTGGCGCAGGGCATCAATACCGGCCTGGTTTTCCTGGACTCGTTTACCGGCAGTCTTCACTGGGGCAGTATCGGGACCTTTATTGCGGACGGAATCAACGGAGCCCTGGAGAACATTGACTGGAAGACCGCGCTGTCCGCGGCGTCCCATATCGGCACCGGGCTTGCAGACCTGCTAAATAACCTGCTTACCCCGGAGGTGTTTTTCAACATTGGAAACACCATATCCATGGGCCTGAATACGGCCTTTACTGCGGTGTATGACTTCGCCGCTAAATTTAACTGGCGGGGAACCGGAGAAGCGGTAGGAACCGGCCTGAATACGGCCATGAGTACCCTGGACTGGGAGCTGATCCGGGGGACGGCTGTAAAGATTGGCACTGGCATAGCAGACCTGCTGAACGGCGTGATCGGGAAAACTGATTTCGGGGCGGCAGGCACTACGCTGGGGCAGAGTATCAATACCCTGCTTGACCTTGGATGCTCATTTGTCACAACGTTTGACTGGGGCGGTCTGGGCCTGAAAACGGCAGACGGCATCAACGGGGCCCTGCGGACAATCGACTTTACAGAGGCCGGAACCATAGTCTCGGAAAGCATAAAGGGCCTGCTGGACTGGTTTATACAGGCGGTTGAAAATACAGACTGGGGGCTGTTTGGTGAAAAAGTCAAGGAATTTCTGGTAAGCATAGACTGGAACAGTATTTTTGATAAACTGTCAGAAGCTATTGGCGCGGCGTTTGGCGGACTTGCAGCATTTCTGGGAGGACTTCTCAGCGACGGCGTGTTATCCGCGAAAGATTATTTTGGCACTAAGATAGAGGAATGCGGCGGAAATGTCGTGCTGGGCATTCTAAAAGGCATTGCTGACGGGGTAGTGTCTATCGGAGTATGGATTTATGAGCATATCTTTAAACCATTCATTGATGGGTTCAAGAGTGCGTTCGGCATCCACAGCCCATCCACGGTCATGGCGGAGCAGGGCGGATTTATCATCGACGGCCTGCTGGGCGGTCTGAAAGACACCATTGGCTCGGTGCTCACATGGGTGGCCGGAATACCCGGCTGGATTATAGAAAAGCTGGGCAACGCGAAGGACTGGCTGGTGGGAAAAGGAAAAGATGCCATTGAGGGCCTGAAGGACGGCTGGGAATCCGTAAAAGAAAGCAAAATCGGCCAGGCGGTTTCTGCCATCGGCTCTTTTGTGAAAGAGAAAGCCGGTGATGCCACAAGCTGGATTAAGAGCAAAGGCTCTGACGCCATCGACGGCCTGAAAAATGGCTGGGAATCCGTAAAAAGCAGCACATTCCTCAGTAAAGTCGGTAATATCGCCGGTGAGGTGCATACCCAAATCGGAGATATAAAGGCAAAGACAAAGGACAAAGGCCAGGATATTATCAGCGGCATGGCAAAAGGTTATGACGATAAAGTAAAACCCTGGCTGAAAGACATTGAAAACCTGAAAACTACCATACGTACCAAGCTGGGAGATATTGCTGGGACGGTGAAGCCCAAGGGCGTGGAGATTGCCACCGGCCTGAAAAATGGCCTGGAATCCCGGTCAGGCTGGCCCAGTGTGGAAAGCTGGCTTGGCGGAATCCCGGGTAAAATTTCGTCGGCAGTGGGGAGCCTTTACAACACAGGGCGCACCATTATGGAATCCCTGGCCGATGGTATGAAAAGTGTCCACATCCCTACACCCAGCATGTATATTTCATCCTGGGACAGCCAGTACGCAGGGGACGGAGGCACGATATCCATCCCGCGTTTTTCCGTCCAGTGGTACGCGAAGGGCGGATTCCCACAGGCTGGGGAAATGTTTGTCGCCAGAGAAAGCGGCCCTGAAATGGTAGGACGCATGGGAAGCAGAAACGCAGTAGCCAATAACGGCCAGATTGTAGAAGGCATCAAGGCCGGCGTGTTTGAAGCGGTGATGGACGCCTTCATGGCCAGCGGAATCCTGGAAAAAGGCCAGGGGGAAAATGTAGTGCTGGAGTTTACCTTGAAAGCTGACAGTGAGACACTGTATAAAATCGTCCGGAAAGGACAGCTGAAGCGGGAAGGCCGGTTTGAAGTTACAGCCAAAGTTTAAGGAGGGCGGGCATTTGGATGAAATGATTCTGGTGGACGGGAAACGAATCAAGTGCCCGTCTAAATTTAAGTGGAAAAAAAGTGATATCAGCGCAAAAAACGCGGGGCGTACCAACGACACGAAGATGCACAAAAACCGGGTGGGGGAGAAAAGAACCCTGGGGCTGGGCTGGATTAACCTGAGCAAGCAGGAAATCCATGAGGTGCTGTCGGCTTTTGACCCGGAATATGTCACGGTCCAGTACTGGGACCCGAAAGCCGGGTATGACGTGGCCAAGGTATTTTATACCGGGGACATGGAGGCAGACGTGGGCTGGTGGAGGAAGGGACGGGAACGGTATTCCACGCTGGGTTTTGACATTGTAGAACAGTAAAGGGGGGCAGGTCATGATTCCTGTATCAAAAGTATTTAAACAGGAACTGTATAACGGCAGACAGGACTATCTGCTGTCCGCTGGCATCGCATTTGCAGATGGCACGGAAAAGGAACTGAATGACGCGGACATCTGGGAAAGCGGTATTTCCGTGGAAGACGCGGTGTCCTCAGACAATTCCTTTGATATCGGGGCTGCCATAACCAACCGGTGCACCCTGGTAATCAATAACATGTACGATAAGTTTTCGACGTACGATTTTACCAGCGCAGAAGTGGTGCCGTATGTAAAACTTGAGCTGCCAGACGGCACAATAGAGCCAGTCCGCAAGGGGACGTTTACGGTAGATGAAGCCGACTACGACGAAGAACTGATTACGCTGTCATGCCTGGACAATATGCAAAAATTTGACAAACCCTACAGCCTGAGCAGGCTGGTTTATCCGGCCACACTGGGGGAAATTGTCCGGGACGCCTGCGGTGTCTGTGAAGTATACCTTCAGACGCAGACATTCCCGCACCACAATTTCGTCATCCAGAGCCGGCCGGCAGACGAGGCGGCCACATTCCGGGAAGTCATCAGCTGGGCGGCGCAGATCGCCTGCTGTTTCTGCCGGTGCGACGTGTACGGAAGATTGGAGCTCAAATGGTACAACGTACAGGCCCTGGAGGCAGCCGCGCTGGATGGGGGTTCATTTAAGCCCTGGACCGGCGGAGATACCATAGATGGCGGAACATTTAACCCCTGGACCGGCGGTACTGTGTACGACGGCGGTACATTCGGAGACCGGGACAATATCCACCACATTTATTCCAGCTTTTCCGTAGATATCGCCACAGATGACGTAGTGATTACAGGTGTCCGGGTGCTGGAGAAGACGAAAGAGGATGATAAAGACGCCATTGTTACGTACCAGAGCGGTACTGACGGTTATGTGATCAGCGTTGAAAACAATGACCTGATACAGGGCGGTGCCGGGCAGGAAATAGCGGACTGGCTGGGGGAGCAGTTAATCGGCCTGCGGTTCCGCCCGGCGAGCGTTACCCATCTGAGTGACCCCACCATAGAGGGCGGTGACGTGGGGTTTCTCACAGACCGGAAAGGCCGTACATACCGGATCGTAGTGTCCAATACCCACTTTACCGCGGGGGATTCCCAGAACACGTCCTGTAATGCAAAAACCCCTGCCAGGAACAGCGCAACCCGGTATTCGGCAGAGACGAAGGCTTATGTGGAGAACCGGAAGAATTTTGAAAAAGAGCGTACCGACAGGCAGCTTGCGCTGGACACTCTCGCTGGCCTGCTGTCAGACAGCCCAGGAATGTATCTGACGGAGATACCGCCCGGCGGCCCAAACGCAGTCCGGTATTTCCATGATAAGCCCACAATAGAAGACTCTAAGAACGTTATTAAATTCACAGCGGAAGCCATCGGCATATCGAATGACGGGGGGAAGACCTACCCATACGGGCTGATACTGACAGGGGATGCCATACTGAACAAGATATACGCAATAGGCCTTGATGCAGGCTATATCAAAACTGGAATACTCAGCGTAGGCGACACGGGAAAAGAAACGCTTTACGTCAATTTCCATACCAAAGAAGTAAGGATCAGGCCAGAGACATTTTCCCTGGCATCTGGCAAGACCATAGAAGGCATAGCGCAGGAGAAAGCAGACGCCGCACAGAAGAACGCGCAGGCGCAGACGACAAAAGCCATTAATGATTTTGTCAGCACAGTATACGACCCAAAGATAGCCAGCCTCCAGAGCCAGATAGACGGCCAGATAGAAACATGGTATTACGATTACCAGCCAGCGCTTTCAAATGCCCCGGCATCCAGCTGGAAAACAGAGGCAGACAAAGTAAAGCATGAAGGGGATTTATTTTACTGGAAGTCAAAGGGCTATTCGTACCGTTTCTTAAAAGAAGGGAACGCCTGGAAATGGCAGATAATCACGGATTCCGACATCACCAAGGCGCTTTCCGATGCGGCGAAAGCACAGGACACGGCTGATAATAAACGCCGGATATTCGTAACCCAGCCGAAACCGCCATACGATAAAGGGGATTTGTGGACACAGGGGGCCAGTGGAGACATTAAAGTCTGCAACACTGCCCGTGCGTCCGGGAGCTACACGGCCTCTGACTGGGGGCTTGCCGGTAAATATATTGGTTCCGATCAGGCAGCGTCGGCGGCAGAAACTGTATGGAAGAATACTACGAAAGCCGCTGTGTGGGAAAAGTTGAAAAACAAATACAAGGGAAATTTCATCGAAATGGATGATAACGGGGACCTTTATATAAATGCTTCCCTGATCCAGGCAGGAGAACTATCAGCCAATTATATCTACGGAGGTATGGTTGCGCTGAGTGGAGCGTCGAGTGATATAAAATTAACCAGTAACAAGATAGCATTCAATAAAAACGGTGAAGAACATGGATATATACAGGCAGAGCCTTTTTCAAACCAGGCGTCCGGAATAAATATAAGCAGCGATTATGGGCGTGTAGTATTTTATGTTAATTCCAGCAGCAGAGGGGAGGTCAAATTGGTTTATGAGGTTCTGGAGATTTTATCTTATGAGGCCCATAAAAACAAATACGGTACTTCTGGGGACTACTACGCGGTCAGAATGCGGAACGCACCGGTTTATATGCACAAAGCCTATGTAAATACGGATTTGACGGTTAACCGAAGTCTCACTGTTGCAGGGAAAGGGCATAAATCCAAAATTGCTGATACAGACAATTATGGGGAGCGCCTTTTATACTG